CTCGTCGTCGTGTACTGCACGTCGTCCGAGCCGACGTAGGTGACGGTGAACCGCCCGCCGCCCACCGTCACCGACTGCGCGACGACCATCATCTGCACGCCGACGCCGTCGGTGTACCGCTCCAGCGCAGCCGATTGCGTCATCACCTGGTCTTCGCCCGCCGCGTCCATGTCGATGAACGGGTAGTAGAGCAGGTAGTCGAGAAGGTACAACTGCTGGTTGGCGTTCGTCGTGCTGGTCGCGCTCGCCGCAGCCGACATCGCGGTCCAGCGGTGCAGGTACAGCTTCTCCGACGCACCGATGCGCGGGCAGATGATGCCCTTCTCGCGCTCGAGCGTCGCGGCCTCTAGCGGCGAGGCTGCGTAGTAGTTCGCGATCGGGTTGCCGCCCGCGTAGCTGTAATCGAAGTAGTGCCCGGTGACCGTCGCCGTCGCGGGCAGCGCCTTGCGATACGTGCTGATCCAATGGCGACCGTCTTCCATGGCGGCGTCAGCGAACTCACGCACGCTACTGAACCCGGCCATCGCCTCGCATCCGAAGGACACCAGCCCATCCGGGTCATCGACGAGCCGGCCGCGCCCACGGCATACCGCATCGAGCGCCATCGTCACGGTGCCGGTATGCGCGCAGGATCGGACGATGGCGCCGTCCTGGTCGACGGACGCTGGCGCACCGCATTCCTTGCACTGATACACGGTCAGGACTCCGTGATGACCAGCGCGCCGATCGCGAACTGGGGCTGAATGCCAGCCGTGACGGTGCGCGATGCCGAAAGCGCGCCCGCGTGCAGCACCTTGCCGGCGCCTGACGACAGGGTGCCCGTGGCCACATGGGTGATCACGTTGCTGCCGCTGGTGCATTCGACGAACTGCGCCAGGGCAGCGTTGTCGATCGACCCGCCGGACGACGCGGTCCAGCCGGCGCCGCTGCGTGCGATCGCGAGGCGCGCGTAGGCTCCGTAGGTGGCCTCGTTCGTGGTCTGCGCGCCGCCCACTCCTGGGTCCGCGGTGTGCAGGCTGACGTAGATCGAGGTGAGCGGCGAGGTCGCGTCGTTCTCGGCCAGGTCGGCGATCGCGACGGCGCGGTAGATCAGATTCAGAACGTCGTCCGCGAAGGTTGTCGACTTCGGCATCGGTCAGCCTCCCAGCATTTCGGCCATCTTGGCCTTGGCCGCGGCGATGCGGCCCTCGACCGCGGCGAGCTCGTCCTGCGCGGCGGCGAGGCGCTGCCGGGCCGCGTCGGCCTGCTGGCCCAGGCCGGCCACCTCGGAGCGGGCGGAGTCGCGCTCGCGGAGCGCGCGGCCGACGATCTCGTCGCGTTCGATGCGCGCCTGGTCGCGCGCTTCGGAGACGGTGCGACGGGCCGTCTCGCGGATCTCGGTCGCCTCGCGCTCGGCGTCCTCGCGCGTGACCTTGGCCTGCTCGAGCGCGTCCTGCACGACGGCGCGGGCCTGCTCGCTCGCCTGGCGCACGACGGCCGCGGCTTGCTCGGAGCGGCGCCGCGCCTCGGCGATGCGCTCGTTCAGGTCGCCCAGCATCGCGAGACGCTCGTCGACCATGCGCTGCGCGGCAGAGACGGACTGCAGCGCCTGCGCCGCGGCCAGCAGCCCCGATTGCTGCTTGAGCATCCGCTCCATCGTGAGCGCGGCAGCGTCCAGGTCGGACGCCGACGGCACCGGGATCGACGGCGGGGCGGGCACCGGCACCGGCTGGACGATGACCAGGTCCTCGACCGGGTCGTCCTCGGGGAACTCGGCAGAGGGTTCCGCGGCCACCGGAGCATCCGACCCGACTTCAGGGAGGGACGACGGAGGAGAGGCGTCGGCCGGTTCGGGTGCGTCCGGGGCCACGGAATCGGCGCTGGCCTCGTCCGCGACGCGCTGGGCGCGGTCGGCGGGGTCGAGCTCCAGCCATTGGTCGGCGCTCAGTCCCCACCGCTCGGCGGCGCGGGCCTCGAGGTCGTTCGCGAATTCGGCCATCTCACATCCTCCCGAGGGTCGGGCGCTTGCAGGCGAGCACGCACACGACATTGGTCGTGCCGTCGGCGCCGGTCACGACGGGGCGCACGTACAGCGGGTTCTCCAGCACCTGGCGCAGCGACAGCGCGGTGCCGCTGATCGCCGTGCCGTCGGGGGTGTTCAGCGTCTGGAAGTTGGTCCCGTCGTTGGACCCCTGCAGCACCATCGTCGCGGCGCCGACGGTGCCGGTGAACTGCACGGTGCGGTCGGCCCAGTCGGCCCAATCCGGCCCGATCGCGGTGCCGGTGGCATCGCCCTGGGTCAGCGTCCAGGTCGCGGTGCGGACCGTCTGCGCCCCGCCGGGCTGGTTGTTGATCGTTGCGGCGCCCATGGGTCAAGCCTTCTTGGGTTCGGGTTTGGTCGAGGCGCGGAACGCCTCCTTGTTGGCGTCGTGAGTGCGCGACGCAACGCCTTCGATGCGCTGCGTCTCGCGGTCCAGCGCGCGCTCCTCGCGCTCGAACTGCTTGTCGAGCACGAACATCGACATCTCCTGCTTGAACTGCTCGAGCGTCAGCCCGCGCTGCTCGATGTAGTCGAGCACCTTGGTGCGGTAGTCCAGCAGCTTGAGCGTCAGGTCCGAGTCCCGATCGCGCTGCGCGTTCTCCTGGCGCAGGCGCTCGTTCGTCGCCTCGGATTCGGTGTCGATCTTCATCTTCGCCACGTCGGCCTGGGCGCGGATCTCGGCGACCTTCTCCTGCGGCGACTTGGGCGGGCCGGCCTTGGCCTGCGCCTGCAGCGCCTGGGCGATCTCGGTGTCGGAGCGCATCACGCTATCCGGGTCGACCTTCTTCGACTCGAGGTAGGACCGGAACAGCTTCTTGTGGTCGAGGAACAGCCCGAATACCGGGTGCGTGGCCGCGGCGACCACCTCGGTCATCGACTGGGTGCGGATGTCGCGCTCGACCAGCGCGCTGGACCCGCGCGCGGCCACCTCGTAGTCGCCCTTGATCGACTCGTCCGGGTTGTGCTGCATCTCCCAGTCGTAGTACCGGCGGATGTGCGGCTTGGTGATGAGCTCGTCGAACTGGCGTGCCAGGCGCTTGAGCACCGTGTTGGCCGCGTTCATCAGCAGCGTCATGCCGCCGACGGTGTCGGGCGCGGTGCCCTGCTCGCCCTGGGCGATCTGCGGCAGCGCCGTCTCGGCGTCGGCGAACTCCATCGCGAGGCGGATGACCGCTTGCAGGTCCGCCTGGCGCGACGGGATTTCGGCGGCTCGGAACGCCTTGTCGACGTCGACGCCCTTGGGTGCGCGCCACAGCTTGCGCCCGACGATCGCCCAGTTGCCGTCGGCCGGCAGAACGTCCTCGGACATGATCAGCTGCACGCCGGAGCTCGCGCCCATGTTGTCCAGCAGCGCGCGCCAGCCGGCGTTGATCGTGCGCTGGGCGTAGCGCATGAGGTAGGGGATGCCGACGCCCCACGGGGACAGGGACACCCGCTCCCACACGAACACGTCGTAGGGGAGGTCACCGCCGTCCATGGGGTTGAGCGCGACCTTGATGGCGCGGTCGTTGCACATGACGACGATCGCCGACAGCGAGTAGAGCTCGCCCAACTCGTCGGGGATCTCGACGCCGACGGCCTCGAGGTCCTCGCGGTCGACCTCGCCCACGAACGTCCAGAGCTCGAAGCGCGAATCGGTGAAGTTGCGAAACGCGGTGTCGCCGTAGCCGTCGCCGGCGCGCGCCTGCTCGTAGTGCGACGACCCGGTGCTGGTGACGCGCTGCGGCCCCTCGCGCAGGCACTCGTTGATCGCGCGCCGGTCGAATCCCTCGGTGCGCGCGAGCTCGCGCAGCTTGCGGCCCGAGACGAACTCGCGCTCCCAGACGTGCGACCCCTCCTGGATCGACTCGCCGCACGCCGGGTCGGGGAAAAAGTCCCACGGGCTGATGCGGTAGCTGCCTGGCCGCGTCTCCTGCCGGAACTGCAGCACCCGCACGGTGCCGGTGGCGTCGGAGTGCTTCGCCCAGGTCTTGCTGATCGCGGTCGTGACCGCCGGGCCGCGGATGATGCCGGTGCCGAGTTGGGCGGCGTCCATGATGACCTGGCGCCCGTGACCGACGTAGCCGCACTCCTCGAGGCGGTCCATGATCTGCTTGGCCATGCCCTCGGC